TCCTGTACTATTGAGCGTTGCGATCGTGGCACTTGTTACGTTGAGCGTTCCGATAGTTTCACTAGTCACATTAAGAGTGCTAATAGTCGCACTAGAAGCATTTAAAGTCGTGATGTTACCAGTAACCAAATTTGCTGTTGCAGCGTTCAAGCTAATAATATTACCAGTGGTAACATTTAAAGTACCAAAAGCAGTCTCATTGGTTACATTTAATGTCGTAATATTAGCTGTTGCAACATTCAACAAACCAGTAACAGTTTGATTGGTCACATTTAAAGTACTGATTGTTGCACTAGAAGCATTTAAAGTTGTGATGTTACCAGTGACTAGATTAGCAGTACTGGAATTTAGAGAAACAATATTGCCTGTTGTTACATTTAAAGTACCAACTGTTTCATTGGTCACGTTTAGGGTAACAATCGTCGCGCCTGTCGTAACATTAAGAGTGCCAACAGACTCACTTGTGACATTTAAAGTACCAACAGTCTCATTAGTGACATTGAGGGTTGTTATATTACCAGTCACTAAGTTACCAGTGCCCACATTCAACGAAGTTATGTTACCAGTAACAACATTTAACGTTCCAGTAATGGTTTCGTTAGATACGTTTAGAGTCGTCACGTTACCAGTAACAACATTTAATGTTCCAGTGATCGTTTCGTTAGTTACATTTAGTGTTGATACGTTTGCAGTAGCAACGTTCAATGTTCCAGTAATTGTTTCGTTAGATACATTTAGAGTCGCTATGTTACCAGTTGCAATATTAGCAACTTTAGTAACTGAAAGATTGGCAGTTGATGTATTATTGGCTACTGTTATATTGCCAGTAATCGTATTCATCGTTACCATAATATTGCCAGTATTAGCAATATTTGAAGAAACATTTAGCCAAGATACGTTTAGTGTGCCAGTAATATTTGCATTCTGAGAAACATAAACATTAGAATAAATTGTAGCGTTACCAGTTAGAAGCAAGTTTCCACTGATCGAAGTATTTTGTCCGATGGTAACATTATCACTCACAGATAGATTTGATGAGATTAATGTATTACCAGTTATAGAAACATTACCGCTAACTGTGGTATTTTGACCAACAGTTAGATTACCAGTTAATGCTAAGTTTGCACCAATTGATGCATTACCAGATACCGATAAGTTTGCACCGACTGTCGTATTACCAGTGACTGATAGATTCGTTCCAACTGACGCTGCATTAGCAACGGTTAGATTTCTTGTGTATGTATTATTTGTTACGCTTAGAGTTTTAGCTGAACCACTTACAGTAAGGTTTCCTTGAACTGTAGCATCAGAACTATTAACAAGAATAGTTGAGCTTAATTGTCCTGCGATGGAAACGCCACCAGCACTGACCAATTGATCACCAGATGTACCATCAAGATACACGACTCCATTTTCCATACGGAAGTCGCCAGTATCTTTGACGAAGGTACTATTTCTTAACTGGTTATAACCATTAGCCAGATTGTTTGTAGCCACCCTCCAATCGTTAAAGGTATTTGCTGTGCTAATCTGACCTATATTTGCGTTTGCCATTTATTCTAACCGCTTATTAATTTCTGAAGTAGAGATTTAATCTCAGATAGTTCCGTCTTAATTGTATTTATCTCATCATCTCTGTTCTTTTCTTTTTCAATAACCTTCATTCTCTGTTCGTGTCTCAAAATCGCCTTATGATCTATATTTAAGATCGCTTTAGTCACAGGATCTTTGACTAAATGTTCATTATCTTTTACTTTAATATATTTACTCATAATTATCCTGGCGGTAATGCAACAGCTCTCAATCCTATTATCTTAGGAACATCAGTCGGATCGTCAGAGATCATTACAATCTTAACTTGGAACGACTGGAATGTTCCTCCAAGTGGATAGGTCGTAGGAATACCATCTGACGAATATTCAACATAAGATAAAGTTCCGCTCGGTAGTCCATTTACAAGAGGACTTGGAGCGTAAGCAATCTCAATTGGAGTATTATGATCTGGGGAATTTACAACACTACTGACAGCTGTCATCAGCTGCCAATTCTTATCTAGGATTGTATCTGAATCATGACCAGAAAGAACCTTATAGTATACATTTACAGCAGTACCATTAGGAATAATACCATCAACAAATACCCTCAAGTCGCCAGAAGCAAACCCATTAGCAAGAATGATTTCACGAGTTTGATATCGAGCAACGCCATTACCGTTGTATTTTCTATTCTCACCAGAAACTGTCGTATTAGCAAGAACCGTATTTCCAGTTATTGTTATCGCACTAGCAGTTTGTGTCACATTCTGAGAAAGATTCAACTGGGTTGAATTATAAGAAAGAACGAGAGTTCCATTAGGAATTCCTGGACCACTAACCTGTAATCCATTATCCCAGCTTCCATAAGAAGTTGTTAAGTTAAGAATAACATTACTGTTCGCTAAAGCATCGCCAGTTGCAATAGCAACAGCATTAGATGTAATAGTAATATTTGGTGTTTGTATATATCCAGCACCAAGATTTATCATGTTTATCCCAGTGATATTTCCATTTGAGGAAATTTGCGCGGCAGTAATATTTGCTGTTGCTTGGACATTATTGACAAGTGAAGTTGGAGGATCAATGGTCACAACAAAAGTTTCAACGTTATATGTCGAAGAAATTTTGGATATTACATTAACTGAATTAGATATTGACACATGCGGAGGAAGTATATATCCTGGGGAAATTATATTAGTTCCAACAAGAGCACTGAATCTTTCCATGTTGAATATTGGACTTACATCAGGATCATTTGTCTGCATTGTAACATTAACTATGACTGTATTAGCGTTTCCAGGAAGAATATATTTCTCTCTAGTATTGCTTATGGATAATGCTTCATAATCTTGATTAAAATTATAAACTACCCCAGGAGTTAAGATCTTAGCTGTTGGGTTCAGCTTAAATGCAGGAGGAGATACTTGATTACTCAAATATGTTGTTTCTAAAGCATATGTTAAACTTGATGATGGGAATACAATATCATCAGAGTTCAATACGACAGAATCTACCGCGATAGTATTTACTGGAGGAGAAACATTAAATTTTAACTGTGTCGGTGTTGTATTAAATACTGCTCTATTCAGTACAAACATGAGCATTTGATTCTTTAGTGGTTTCCATGTTGAAGAATTCTGAGCCAAATATAATGATCCAACATTAGGTGGCGCAGAAACTTTACTTTGCGTCGACGTTGGAATAATATTAGTCATCTGATACACATTACCAGTAGTCGGATCTACTGCATAATATGTAATTGAAGACTGAGCAGCATTAACTGCATCCCCAGGATTTGTAGATCTGTATGTTTGTAGTGCTTTTTGGACGATACTATCTCTTGTGGTTGGATTCGTAACACCTTTAGCTGCACCAAAAACTAGAACATCAGAAACCGTGAATGCTTCAGGCTGAGTTAGGTAAGTGTATAGAATATTAGTCTGCTGAGAACCACCAACAGTAACTGAACTATTTGCACCATATGATATGTTATATGAACCAATATCAGAGACGAATGATTGGTAGTCTGGAGAGTCTGAATGAACAACAATAGCATATTGAGTTGATGCATCAAGATAAACTGGATCAGGGAAAGTAAATCTTGTTGCCGTCGAATTGTTTGCAATCAAAGAACCGATGTTAGCACTATCTGGAACATTTGATACTTTAACATCAGCGCATTGCACAGCAACCTGTGAAAGAATCGTTGATGTTGGGAACCCATTATTGGTCGTAACGAGACTTAAAATTACAGGAAGTTGTGGAGAACTTCCTGTTGGTACATTCTTGAACCAAAGATCAACTGATGTTGCAAAAATTCCATAATTTTGTTTAACGCTTTTTGGTGCTGGTGTCGTAAAGGTTTGAGCTAGAGGATCATTATCTGATAGATAAGTTCCAGTATTAGCAACCGAAGTATTAGCAACTAGCGCATGCGTTGATGTGACTGACCCTCTAGATGATGGGTCTACTGGAGCAACTGGAGCACTTCCTGGAGGCTGAACCGCTACACATTTAAGAGTAGGTGTTCCTCTAAAGTCACTTGTATTGAATATTGATGGAGAAGCAGTATAATATGCCTGAGCTCTCATCGTACCATTAACGCTATCAACACTATCTGCAGTATCTGTAATTGTTAATGTTCTTTGACCGCTTAAAAAGTTAAAAGTAGCAGTTTCTGGAATTGTGAATATACCAGCGAGCATACCATTATGGTCTACTTGCGGAGTACCAATTGTCCAAGCAGAAGTACCATTAACATAAAGTGGGTTAGAAGTTATTACTGTGTTATCAGAAGCTGAGGTAATTTGAGAATTAGAACCAATGCCACTTCCACTAACAATATACAGAGTATTTGCCGCGCGAGTTCCAGCATAGTCAGCTGATGGTAAATTTATATGAGTATATGTCGTATCTAAAGTATTTGCATTAATTATCAAACCGTGATTTTGGACATATGCACTTGTTGTATTTGTCGATAACAAATTCGGCGAGGTCTGTGATGTGAAAATAATTGCATTAGCATTCGGGAAATTAGGAACAGTAGTGCCGCCATTTGCACCAACAACAGATAGAGTATATGCAATTTGATTATCCGTCATTTTATAGATAACACTATTTGCATTAACCGTCAATTGAGAAATTGAATTGGCAAAAATAGTTCCAGAGATAGGAGATACGCTAAGAGAAGCATTTACTGGATTCCAATACTCAACCATGCCCATGAACGTCGCGCTTAGGGATGTATTACCATTTGCAGGAACATTAATGATCTGGAAAATAATATCGCCTGGTTTATAGTCACTAGTATTGCTAGAATTCCAAACTACATTCGCACCAACAGGATATAAATTTAGAGTCAAATAATTTTCATTAATATAGATTGTAGTTACATTTGGCGCGGTATTTGGTGAAACTGAAATAACAGTTGCATAAGCATGGGTGTTCTGACAGTAAATACCATCGCCCTGAGAAATATTAACAGAAGATACATTTTTAACATTCAAAACAGAAGCTGTCTGGACGAATTGATTGACTGGAGTCTGATCAAACCAATAATATGCACCCTTTCCTGGGCGTAGATTATTTGTGATAACCTCAACTTGCCCCGATCGCATGTATGGAACGATGGACACATCAATTTTTTGTGGACCAGCATTTGTTATTATTGGTGTTGCCATATTTTTTCCCGATTATCTCTTTACTATTTTGTACATATTATGTATTTAAATTATTTCCCGCTCGGACCACCAAGGCTCGGATTAACATACCCACCACCACTAACTTGTATTGATGATCCAGTTCCACTAGCTGTGGTTGAGGTTGTAGTGCAAGCAGTATTTGTGTTACTGGCTTGCGTAGTCACAACGCCAGTAGAGACTGGCGATACTAAAACCGTCGTTACACCTGATGTCGTTTGAGAAGTTCCCGTTGGCTGCGCAACAGTGACTGTCGTTTGAACTCCAGCAGCACCAGCAGCTCCACCAGAAGCAGTATAAGTTGTCGGTAAGCCACCAGCAGAAGTAGTTGTGCCAGTTAGTATTGCCCCAACAGGACCACCACCGCCAGCAGCTGATACTTGACCACCTTGTGGTCCTGGTCGATTAGTATTAGGTAGAGTTGTAGTGTAACTACGATACCCAGCGAATCCATTAGAGTCAACCGCTTGTACTGTCCAGTTGTATGTTCCGCCAGTTGATGGAGCAGTACCGCTAATTGCACCAGTGGTACCATTTAGTGACCAGCCATTAGGTAATGTTCCGGAACTTACTGAATAAACATATGGTCCAACGCCACCACTAGCAGATATTGTTGCTGGGAATGAACTTGCTGGACTTAAAGTTATTGTCGGAGCATTCATTGTGTGATCATAAGCTCTAGATCCTTGATAACCATACTTGTCAGTTGCTGTTATAGTAAAGTTGAAATTTTGGTATCCATTCGGATGCTGAGATAAAATATATGCATCCCAGCCAGGACCAACACTTGTTCCATTTATAACACCAGCTGTGCTCATTTGCCAGCCTTGAGGTAAATGATTACCTGTTACCGCGAATGTATATGGCGCAGTACCGCCAGTAGCACTCATGGTTTGCGTATATGCGACTTCAAATTGTCCAGATGTTATGACTGTTGGGAGTACAGTTATTCCTGGTGGAACAATAGTTAATGTATATGCTCTAGAGACAGTAGTGGCATATGTCGTATCTGTAGCAGTAACAGTAAAATTAAATGTACCTGTAGCCTGTGGAGTCCCAGAAATAGTACCAGTACCACTGTTAGTAATTCCTGTTGGTAAAGATCCTGATGTAATTGCATATGAATAATTACCAGAACCACCCGAGGCACTAAAGGTTCCAGTATATGCAACATTACCAGTTCCAGTAGTTGCTGATAGTGTACTCAGAGCTAACGTTCCAGCACCGACAGTAATAGTAAAAGAAGAAGATGTTGCACTATATCCATATTGGTCTGTTGCAGTTACCGTGAAAGTATACACTCCATTACGAGTTGGAGTTCCTGTTATTGCACCAGAAGAACCCTTAGTGAGTCCACTTGGTAAAGATCCGCTTGCTATTTTGTAAGTATATGGTGTGTATCCACCGCTAGCAGAAATAGAACTAGAGTATGCAGTACCAACGGTTGCAGTTGATGTCGGAGCAGCAATAGTTATAGTTGGATTATTAAGTGAAATTTGAAAAGAATTCGTTCCAGTATACCCATTAGCATCCGTTGCCGATACAGTAAATTGGTATGCACCAATATCATCAGGATCTGTTCCAGTCCCATAATCATCAGCATCCGCTTTGGCAACTGTTCCTGATATTACACCACCCGACGACAGCGTCAATGCTGCTGGCAATGCACCAGATGAGATTGCGAATGTATATGGTGCAGTTCCTCCAGAAGCAGTTATTGTTGCTCCTGGATAAACTTGACCCCAAACCCCATATCCTGGTGAACCAGAAACAATAATTGTTGGTGGTGATGCTGCAGTCACAATAGTGTAGTTGGGTGTGGTATTAGAATAAGAATATTGACTATTACTTGCGGTGATAGTGAATGTATTAGACTCAGCTGTTGTCGGGGTTCCACTTAGAACACCAGTCGATGATGTTAGCGTTAGACCTTCTGGTAATGCTCCAGTATTAGCAAATGTAAAATTGTAACTGCCCGTAGGTGTATTTGCAACAAATGTTTGAGTGTATAATTGCCCAACTTTAGCATTTGGCAATACCCCAGGAGTGATGATAATTGTTGGAGAACCTAATTGAATTGTATATATTTTTTGTACACTAAAATTATAAGAATCACTAACGCTAAATGTAAATGCGTATGTGCCCACAGCACCAGTTGGAGTACCCTGTATTGTTGTAGTCGCTCCAGTTGCCGCACCATTTGGAGTAAAATATAATCCTGTTGGTAGAGAACCAGTACCTGAAACTATAGAATAGGTATACGGAGAAATACCACCACTTGGTGTTATAACTTGCGTATATGGAGTACTGACTGTTGCGTTTGTTAATGCTGTCATTCGTATTCTCTCAAATTAAGGACTTAATGTTATTGTTGGAGCATTTATCAGAACGGAATAAACTTTCGATCCAATAAACCCATTCGCGTCAGTTGCAGTAACTGTAATACCAAATGTACCAGCCACTGTCGGCGTCCCACTAATAATTCCAGTTGATGCCATCGATAGACCACTCGGTAAAGATCCATTGGTTACTGCATATGTATATACGCCAGAACCACCAGATGCAGATACGGTATTTGCAGCACCAGAGTAAGCAGCCTCAGCAGTTCCAACCAATAGGGAAGATGGGCTTATGCTAATCGTTGGTGCAGCAACTGCTACTGTATATGCAATAATACCAATAGCACTATTAGAATCTGTCGCCTTCACATGGAAGTTATATGTACCATTAGAAGTCGGGGTTCCTGATAATGAACCGCCAGAACTTAATGTTAATCCAGGAGGTAAAGAACCAGTATATACAGTATATGTATATGGAGCATTACCACCAGAAGCAGTAATTGCTGTTGTTGTGTATACTGTAGAACCAATTCCACTCGGTAATGTTGAAGGGGTTATACTGATTGTTGGTGGAGAAACTGTCATTGTGTAGCTCGAAGAACCATTATATGAATTGACGTCTTTAGCAGTTACGGTAAAGTTATAATTTCCTTGCGAGGTTGGAGTTCCTGTTAACGCACCACCAGAACTTAATGACAATCCAGTTGGAAGCGAACCACTAGTTACTGAGTATGTGTATGGAGTATAGGCACCAGAAGCAGTGAAGTTAACTGTTGAGTATGCAACATTTGAGGTTGCACCAGAAACTGACAATGGACTTACTAGTATTGTTGGATAAACCATGTTTACAGTCATGTAAAAATCTTGCGCACTAGTTAAGCCATTAACATCTGTTGATTTTATAGAGAAATGATATCTTCCTGGATATGTTGGGTATCCAGTTATAATTCCAGTTGATGATCCTAATGAAAGACCTGGAGGCAATGATCCTGTAATTACTGTATAAACATATGGAGATGTTCCACCGCTCGAAGTTAATGTTTGAGTGAATAGGGTAGGAACCTCAGTAATATTTGCAATTGGAAGTAACAGTGGATTTATTACAATTACTGGAGTTACTGGGGATGTTGCTACTGGAACTGCAACACCATTAGCACCAACAGTATATGCAGGCTGAATTACTGGCTCATCAGGAGCAGTAATTACAACAGGAACTAGATTTTGACTTACGAAGAAATCTGACTCTGGTTTCAGTTTCATCTGACCTTTAAACTGGCCGAATGAGAATGGCTGAACAACAATTCCTCTAGTAACTGTATTCTGAGTAATCGCTGGAGTTTCGGTATATCCAACAGTTAAAGTTTTATGATGAATCTGATAATTACCAGATGTTGATGATAAGAAGTTAAAGTTTATTGGCGTAATTTCTTGAATTGGAGTTAGTGTCGAATTCTGAATTTTTGATAGTAAATCTACACTTGTAGTGTCAGCAACACTAAAGTCTGCAAAATTATCCGTAATTACACCATAGATATCTTTTGCTGTCGTTCCATTCTGATATGTTATAGTCTGGTTAGTTGCTTTTTGCTGTAGAGAGTTTAAAGTTGTGTAGCTCTCTAGATTAGTAATTCTCTTATCCAGAGTACCAATATCTTTCATCGTATATCCACGATGATCAATATATTTTAGACCAATAGCTGCAGTATTACTTGTGTATTGTGGCACGGTTATAATATAAAGAGTCATCGCATCATCTGCGTCTGCAGGAGTTTGTGGATTTAATCCTGGTGTTCCATAGATAATATTGAACTGTCTATCTTTAGTTAAAGTCAGTTTATCAATTCTTGGAACATAATAACTGTATGACAATGGCATTGCATAATTCGGATTAGGCAAATATACACCATTGGTTCCAGTTATTAAAGTAAAAGGTTGAACATTTGACGAATATCCAGGAGCTCTTGTTGGTCTAAAATCAATAGCATCTCTCAAAGAGAATACGCCATTCTGTTTAGAGCTATAGTGTGGGATATATTCCTCATTATAATCAAATGCTGGATATGAGTCAACACTAAAGAATCCAGGATTTGTTGAATGCAAATAACACGTTAACATAACAACAATTTGACCACGAGGAGGATTGTATCCTTCCTTCAGTAGTAAATATCCATGGTCATAGTAGTTGTCATTTTGACCACCATTAAGTAAATAACTATTTGTTACATCAATAGCATTAACCGAATTCGGAGGGTAACTTGGATTTCCCGAATCATAAATTCTAATCACACTTAACACGTCAGGTACATATAGACTTTGTGGTTTTCCTGGAACATTAACGACGCTAGATGCTGGAATCCAAACATATCCATTTGAAGAATCAAAATATGTGCCACCAGGTGCACCAATAATCGCATAGCCACCATTAGCTGGTGAGTCTGTCGAAATTAATGTTATGTTTGCAGTATTACCAACACGCGTTTTTGTTCTCAGTAAATTATTCTGAGGAACCTCAACACTATTTTCTTGAATTGTTAAAATGATATCTGCGGTAAATGCACCACTAGAACTTACGATTGCAGTAATTGAGTTCTGACTATTTTGATAGATCGAATTGCCATTAGCGACAGTATTGTGGTTGAATACAATAATAGAACCATTTGTTAGATTTGATGACTGTTTATTCGTAACCAAAATCGTAACAGTTTCATTTGCTAAAATATCTGGTACAGAGCCACCAGAACCAAATCCGAAAGTATACGATTCAGAAGTTGTTCCCTTTAATTGAGTTCCTGAAGTTGCAAAATATGAGTTAGAGGTTGCAAATGTTACACCAGTGAGCACCTTTTTCGTGAGGTAGCTCATATTATTCATTGAAGGTAATGCGGTAGTTGATTGAGCAATCCAAGTCTGAGGAAGTGGATATATTAAACTATTATAATCGGTTGAGAATATATTGGTATTCCCACCAACAGCAGATTTTCCTTTTGCGGAAATATCCATACCAGCAAAATAGTTGTTGGAATACACGTAATTATTTGCGGCAGTTCCATCAAGAACAATTGTTGGAGAGACTACTAGAGAATCAACATCTTTAATTCCAAAATTTAAAGATAAGACTGATGTAGAATCAATTTGATCTGTGAATGGGTTATTAACTTGTAAAGAAGTATTTCCGTTACCATCTGATGTTGATGCAATAATTGTTCGAACATCACCACTAGAGTTTCCCGAAACCACAGAAACAGTTACATTATTGAATGCTCCTGTCTGGGTCGTTAATAGAGGAACGTTTGCGTAGTATTGATTTGGACTGAATCCTGAAGAATTTACTACAAGCGGAGCCGTATTAATTGCGGTTAGATAAGCATAATATGTTACACCATCACCTGATGGCTCAAGATCTCTAATTTTAGCAGTACCAATCTTAGTATTTGAATATGCGGCTGAGCTCTTAGTGTTAATATATGCTTGAGGAACAGTATGTAAATCTAAGCTACCAAAATTCTGAATATTAAAGTCTGCAATATTTCCTGAATGTACATTGTTGGTAATTACATAATTGCCGTAAAATAGGGATAAATCATAACCAGAATTTCTTTCTGTGGTTTGAGCCTTTAGGTCAGCAATTTTAACTGTGCCTATCGTTTCGAATTCATAACCCTTAACATAAGCCTTTCCTGGTTCAATGTTGAGTAAGAATGTACTTTGGTTTGCTGTATTTTCTGACGCAGAAACTCGGAATGGTCTAACAGTAAAATCACCAGACTGGTCGTAAACAGTTGCAGCAAGAGTGTCTTGAATTCCACCCAAGAGCGCATAGTCAACCTGACTTGTTACAACTCCGTTCTCAATAGTCAATAATTCAAAATACGCACTGGTATCCGTTGATCCGATTGGTCTATATGTTAGTGTTAGATTGAACTGGTATCTGTCAGCACCAGGAGCCTGATAATTGAATGAAGCCTGAGCAGGATCTAATAGTGCAGCATCAGCAGTATAGTCGACTATGGCATCATTAATTTGAAGACCAACGGTGCAGGAAACATTTGATGATAGTGAACTGAGAACAATTGTTTGAGATGGAACATATACGAAATACCCATCAACATAAAATACACCATCATTGATACTTACTGTTGCGCAATTAGAAAGTGCATTAGATGTTAATAGAGTTGCCTTTTCTTGATTGCCGTTTGCGATCTGAATTACATCTCCATCGGCAAATTCATCAGAAGTTAAATATTTTAAAATAAGAGAACCAGCAGAAACTGCGCTTGATGTCGATGTATCTACTGCAGTAACTTTAGCTCTAGCAATGGCAGAGCCAGTCGCATTAATGATTAGCTGATTATTAAAATCAGATATTGTGATCGGTATACCAGACTGAGTCGACTGAATTTGAATGGATTTAGAAGAAACATCAAATGTTATATGCCCACCGGAAACAGGTGAACCATTCTGCAAAACAAAATCGCCGAGGGACTTAATCTGATTCTGTAGAATAGACTGAATCTGCGTTAGTTCTCTAGCCTGAACTGCATATCCTGGTTTGAACAGGATGCGCATGTAATTATTGTATTTTGCGCCACTTGTGGATTGAAAATCGTCGTAATATGGTGCAATTGAAAAATCCATGTTTATACCTGTATGATCAATTTAATTTGTTCTGTTTGGTTAGGCGATCTATCGACTGCCGCTCTATTTTGAATATACAAAATGTCTCCAGTATATATTTGTATGTCAGAATGAACCAAACTAGTTGGGGCGACATTCGCTCCAGTATTTACCGTTCTAATGGTGTCGTTAGAGTTGAATGTTCCTCGAATATTATTTAGGTAAACTATTCTATTGATCGAATCAGAATTAATAACGGAGGAAGTAAAATATGCATTGGCATACGTTAAGCCTTGGAATGCTATATCCCCAGTTTGGAAGTCTACTGGTGCAAATGGGGTCATTGTTAATTTTGTTGTAGTGTTATAGTTTATCGCAGAAGCAATATTAGAAGTATTTGAACTTAGACGTGGGTCTTTTATTATTGAAATCTGGTGATAGTCAAATATTCCAGAGCCACCGACCGCAGTAGTAGGGATAGTACCATGTTCGTCTGCATCCAAAGAAACGGAAAGCATAAAACCAGTGGCACCAAGCTCATAGGCTGGATTCCCACCATTACCACCATGTGGGCTTATTACTGGAATGAGATTTGCAGACTTCCCAGTTAATCCTGGGGTAACGGTAATATTTGCATAGGTGTACCCAGAACCACCACTTAAAATAGTCACGTCTGTAATTGTTCCTGAAGAACTGACATATGCGGAAACATTAGCTCCCTCACCATTACCCGTTACAGTAACGATAGTCGCATTACTGCAGGCAACGTTACTGTTATATCCAGTTCCGCCATTAGCAATTTTAATAATGTCAATAGAGCCATCTACAGCCGCAGCTGTCACAACTGGGTCTTTGCTCACAGGCATCCACTGAGTGGTGAAGAATTTTTGCTTCAGTCCAGAAGGGATCGTGTACATATACTTCCACTTGTATAGGTCACCAGTCTCAATCCATCGATTTTCTGGTAATTGTCCACCAATCGTAATTAGTGGCATTTCGATTGATAGCGCACCATTATTATTAAACAGACATTTATAGACTTGATCATAAGAATTTCTAACATAAAAATTCTGTGCATAGTTTGGGTATGTGTTTGATGTATTGTAATAAGTGTTCGTTGTGGTCGCAAAACTTGGCTTAGAGTTTACTGTCATAAAATCGCCAGCCGCGTTAATACTGACGACCTCTTTCATCTCAGTAATATTCGTACTTGGATTATAATAAGAAATAAATGAACCAGTGGCAAAATCATAATTGAATGTTGAATTAGAACTTACAATCTGATTATTGGTCGTATATGTCGTAATTGTACCATTAGATATCTGTTCCACATCCATATAACTGTACATGTCAACTGTGTTATCGTATGCATCATAAACTACATTAGGAATCCAATCGACTCTTGGGACTACTCCACACATATCAGCAGCTGACACTTTCTTAATTGCAAAAAGGTTATCGAAGATACTATTAATAGTATCAATTGTGTTGTTTGGTGAGGGTATAATTAAGTCATTCGTTGACCAGTTCTGTAATCTGCCAACACCAACATAAGTATTTGCTTCATCAGACCAATCTTGAATAATATCCGTCGCCAGATCAACCCTTTCTTTAATTGTTAATATACTGCTCATGTTAGAAAATCCTAGTAATTGGTATTAATTATCTGATAGCTCACTGCTTTCAGTACTGGTAAGATATAATATATTCCACTATTATTAAAGTTCAGCGAAACATTTGATGCTGCGTTTTCCAAAGTCTGCGAAAGATATAATTTCGTACCAGATGTTGTGTAATTTATTGATTCAATATATGTCCCATTTGGGATATAAGTTCCATAAACGTGCATGCCATAAGTCAAGTAAAGCGAAGCAGATGAGTTGCTTGTTATTATGGCATTACTTCCTTGTACCATCGAGAATCCATCAATAACATAATCATCCCCAGCAATACTTGCGCTCGGTGTAGATATTTGTATATTACTCATACTTGGACTTGAATCGAGATAAACAACATTAGCGCCATTGTATATATTTGAGTCAAATTCAAATGATACGTTATCGTTAATTGAAACGCTGCCGTAAATATTTGCCGTCACATTAATGACATTAGAGGATGGCTCCATCAATATCATTCCATTGCCCATGATTCTTGTATTACTTTCCATGACTAGTAATGTGTCGCTAATAATTTGTTTAATGACCTTGGTTTGTTGTCTGATCGAATCAGTATTATCAATAACAATAATATCTCCAACACTCGCTGATGTTGTAAATGTCGTACCTGAACCAGTTAAGTTACCATTAGGATCTGCAGCATTGGCAGTAACACTTCCAGTCCAACTATAGATTCTAGACAAATTCTCTGTCGGAGTAACTTCGGAAGGTATACTATCAACGATCATCATGTCATTCAACATCTGCATTCCTGCAGGATGCGCAATTTGCATTAATGCACTTTGATACTCATTTAATGAATGTTCTGATTGAATTACATAAGAATAATTATGATATTTCGTATTAGCTTGTAAGTATTGATCTGAGCTCAGTTGACCATCTGTGTTTAGATAGAATCCATTGTACTGGATTAAGCCATTCAAGAAAGAGACATTCGCTTTAGCAAGACCATTACCATAAACGGTTAGTGTCTGGGGAGATAATAAGTTTGGAGAAACATTTAAACTTCCAGCAGAAGAAACAATCGTTAATGGTAATTGAGTATCAATTGAGCCACTATAATTATACAATCTAACAAAATATGGCGGACTGCGTAATTCAGAATTATATTTATCAATATAGGCTAAGAATGTAGAGTTGGTTGGGCTTACTCCCTGATAGACCGTTTGGTCATCAGAAATAGTTAGAATTTGCGAATTAGAAAGAGCATTAGTTATATTAACATCAACAATTCTTAATGAAACATTAGGTGTTGTGACATAATCAAACCCACGACTTACAATTCTAAAGTCTTGAATTTCTCCAATGTGAGATACTGAAGAATCTAGGTTGACACCCTCACCATAACCATAAGCAACTAAAATCGCGCCAGCTCCTGATGTGCTTGTTACTGTTAGTGGAATATTTGCTAATGGGTGAGGATATCCTTCTCCGCCAGCATTTATATTAATTCCAGTAATTGCGCCAGAAGGACTGATAGAAGCAACTTCAATATCTGCGCCGTATCCAACCCCAGTAATTAAATTGATTTTGTCATTAACCTGATAATTGGTTCCACCATTAATAATAGTCACATTAGCAACTAAACCAAAATTAGATAATGGCTGGGTTACCGTTACATATGTCGGCGTACCAAACTCATCAGAAGAATAATCTGTATCATAATATGGTAGTGCATCATATGTTGGTTTAGATTTAAACCCACTACCACCATTAATAACGGAGAGAGTAGAAATACCACCGATCGAAATATTAGAATATGAGAATGCGCTGCCCAATGGAGTATTCGCGAATGCTGTGATGAACCAATTACTTGTAGCATCTGGTGTTACTGAGAATGCAGAATTCATAGTAGCAATATAATTTGTAGCACTATAACTTATAATTTCTCTCGCTTGACCAGAAGTAGTTCCGGATGTTATTATTAAAAGAGTATTATTATAATAACTGTCAGTCGTTGAAGAAGTGCTTCCCAAATTAATTAGACTTGATGTCGTTCCAGTTGTGGAAACGGTGCCATGAAAGAACTGATTCGCAAATCCATAAGTCGCATAACCAATCGGACTTGTACCATACATTGTGATATTGAATGTTGTCGTTGTATCTGGAAGAATAGATAATGCTGAATTTAATGTAACTATATTGGTAACTGAGTCATAAGTTATAATTTGTTTTATTTGACCTGAACCAGTACCACCATCAAAGTTCACAAAAGACCCATTATACATTCCTTCAACTGTGCTTACGCCAGTTCCATAAATATTAACTGATGATGAGGTTTGGCCAACCACATTAGCAATATTTGATCCATATCCACCAATACTGGCGTTTCGTTTATAATAAACACTATCAATATTTACAGCAATATTAGATTGTTGACTTAAACCTGTGACAATAACGTTTGCACCCGTACCAGTCGAACTAATTATATCAATATGTGTGTTTGGATATAGAGTATAACCGAACCCACCCTGACCACTAAATGGATATACTGCGGTTATTTGTCCTGATGTTACATTATTAACATAGGCGACTGCCTTTTCGGAAACTGCGCTTCTTGCAAGTCCACCAATGAATACGACTGGATCGCCACTATAGGTATATTTGCCAGTAACTGTACTGAACGTTGCGCCATTATAATTTAAACCTCGATTCTTCGGGTTAATTTTTAAATTTGAAAGTTCTCCGATAATCTGTTCAGAAAAAGTCCAAGGCATCGTATTGGCATAATATCCAGTAACTACCAGATTTTCACCAGCAACAAATGCTTTCGTTAAATTTGAAATATAAATTTCAACTACTACTTGATTAATTCCAGCATCAACTGTTAATGCTGCGCTCTCAATCGCACAAATGGTGTTTGACTTTGTGCCTCTAGCTTCTGTTCTATTTAATAGACTAACATCAAATGTTGGACCAACATTTACACTAGCAGAATCAGTTCCGCCAATAATAACCTTAACTGCTTGTGGAATATTCCACTTACCGTCAGATGCTTTTAAGATATTATTTTTAGGATAATAGATGTTAATTTCTTCATCATACAAAACTCTAAATAAGAATTGTACTGATTCATAGCTGCCTTTTCTATTATAGAAATTCTTAGCAGCCTTAATTAGTTTCGCTTTATCTAAGGCAATACTATTTGGAAAATATGGAAGAAAGTCATTGGTAAAGTAATTTAAAAAATCGTCATCTTCTTGAGTATAGTAATTATAAAATGCTCCAGAATTATTATCCAAATCTCTATAATTTAATAAATTCTTAGTGTTGTATATTACCCCACCATTATTTGCATTCGCAGTTTGTAGTGGCTGAGATTCCATCCACTTATAGTATGCAGTCAGAAACTGTACAAAGTTTGGATAATTCTCAACAATGAACTCGGGCAGCTGTCCAGTAATTAATGCCGAGGTTGTATTGGATAAAGCTGCCATGTTATGAAGAGACAGGTGTTAAATTAATATTTAATGCGCTACTATCATTTGAATTATATGCAAGAACTATATGTTGAGAAGATGAGAATATCGAATCTTGAGGTTGAGCATAAATTGATAGAGCTTGATCTGCGCTACCAACATTACTAGGACCAAAACTGATTAATGAAATCGTACCATTGGAATAATAAATCTTTCCAGCGTTATTATTTAATATCTTTTTAGTGCTCATTGAATCAAAATAATATGTTCTTAGAGTCCCAGTTGATCCTAGTAGAATTGGGGTTAGAACAGCTGGTGTTCCCACGCTACCCCCACCACTAACTGCAATAGTTGCAGTGGTGTATTGGTCTCCAGGATTATCAACCACAACAGAAGTTACCTGACCATTAACGATAATTGGATAAGCATTAGCTCCCTTACCATCACCAGAGATTGTTATGGTTGGTGCGCTCGCATAACCATAACCAGGATTAACGATCTGAACGGCATCAACACCACCAAATGAGAATGGAATTTCTTCTAGATAGCACTGTTGTTGATTTCCAGATTGATCATTCAAATTGAAATATGGAGCTGAGTATAATCTATCATTTAGTGTTCCTCTATGTAAAGGAACTCCAAAGTTTAAATTATAAGAAGTTGTATTTGATAAGTCTGGTGTAAATGTCTTTTGTAGATAAATCGTCGCCTGTGAAGCTTGAATCGAATTATCTGTACCATCAATATATTGCAAGAACTTTGAATAATAGAATGAACTATTAAACGTGCTCAAATACTGATTAGAAAAAGTTTGAATTGATTTGCCAATTGCTGACTGCAGCTGTTGAGCACTTAGTGCAGTTTTTGCTGGATTATACATAATATTGACTGTAAAATTTAAGAAGTCATAATCAGCATTAACATATTTTGGGGTTACTGTCAACACACTAATTGGTTTTAATACTGTGTTTAACAAATACTGTTGTTGAGCCTGAGTTATGACGAACCCAGTCTTAGGAATTGCTGAAACGTAAACAACACCATAAACTGGTGGTGAAGATTCATTCCCACCCCAAACATTAACTGCATTAAAGTATGGATAGTTTTTATTGATTAGATTAATATAATCATTAACCGTTACTGCACGATTTTGTGAGATAAATGATTTTGGAGCAGTAAATTTAATACTAGCAATATCTTCTATCTGCGCACCACCAAAAGATGGACTATAGGCATTTGATAGAGAAACATTAGAACTTGAGCCACCAAGAACTTGATTTTGTAGAGCAAAGGTTTGACAGCCATTAGCTAAATCAGCTTTGGTTACGAGATAAGAAACCGTTACAATATTCTGATCACTAAGTGCGGTTCCCAAAATATTATCACCAAAATATATTTGATAAGTTCCATCTTGAGCTTCTTCTAGATAATAAACATTAGAATTCTTAGAAACCTCAGTTGCATCTTGAGCTAAACTGAATATATTATATGATGGGTTGGTTGCAGAAGTCTGAACACCAACAGTCATTGTTGATGTGTCTAAATTGGTGTCGGTTAATTTAAAATATGCTGTTGGGTTTGTCGCTTGATTGTATAAGAAAGATGTCGTTACTGGTAATCCTTCTTTAACCAAAACATCAGTAAATGTAAATGTTGATAAATTATTCTGTACATACGCAGTATCATCTACAGTATAGAATGAATATGCTGTACTATTTGCACCTTGTGCTGCAAATTGAGTATATCTTGGAATCTTTAAAACTCTAGTATTGTCCCCAGGAGCTTTTGTGATGGTAACATTTAAGTATGCTTGAGAAGCGACTGCTGATCTTGGTGTGTACCCAATTAACTTGGCGTGTGAAACCACAGACTGCCTAAGAACTGCAGAATCTAAGAACATTTCATTAGCAACCATGTTCATATAGAATGCGTTATAGAAAGTGTTGTATGATAAGATATCTAATATAACATTAAGACCAGAACCTTCAAAATCGAAGTCTGCAAATTCATTTTGGTTCTGCAAATATGTTTTTAAACTAGACTTAATTGTGTCAAAATCTAAATTGGTTAATTGCAGTTTGGAATTATTAGTTGCCATTTTTAATTTAAAATCCTTATCTTAGACGCTGCAAAAATACTGCAATAGTTAATGGTGAAGTCACATTTAATAAGTAAAATTCAATCTCTATATCATATCCATCTAAATTACTATTACTCTGAACGATCACATTCTTAGTTTTAATTCGAGGCTCAAAGTTACCAAGTAATTGTGTAATCTCTTTCGCCAAAGCATCAGCAGTTACCATGTCCAACTGTTCAAATAACAGAGAACGAATATTAGAACCAATCTCTGGATGAAATGGTTTGTCATAATGTGAATACTGAACAAGATTTACAACAGCCTGTACAACAGAATTCGGTCCCGTCACTTTCAGAATGTCCTGAGTGATAGGATTCGGAGTAAAATTCATATTGAAATCGCTATATGTTCTTGTATTTAATGGCATCTTTTTACTTTATATTTAGTATGGTTTTTAAAACTTATTGTAAGTACTGCGTTGTGCTGGGCTATCAATTCCAGATGGGGTTGCCGCAGTTGCTGGGGTCGAACCACCACCAGAGTTCATATTCAGTGTTCCGCCTACGAGGTTCACTCCGCTGCTTGCCTGGATATTGGCGTTAGTACCCGCTAGAACGTCGAAGTCCGTCCCTGCACTTGCATAGACCGATCCTTGCCCGAATATGTTCATATCCTTACCAGCGGTTAGGAACTGACTTCCTGCTGCAGTTACATTAAAGTCTTTCTGTATATCCATACTTACAGATTGAGCCTTAATATTCAATGCCTCACCAACACTTAGATTCATCGTTCCGCTTACAGAAACGTTCATGTTATTTCCACCCTCAAGGTAGATATTTCCAGCTGCCTTAATGTAAACGTCAGAACCGAATGTAACCATCGCCTGACCCATTATTACAATATGGTCATTCGAATACATTATTCTGTAATTGTCCTTTACGACTTCTTCTACCTTTGATCCATCTGGAAAAAACTCAATGAATGAACCAGAACGATGCGAAAGATTGACTCGCTCAGATCCTTTACTATCATCAAATTCTAATGTATGTCCAGACTCTGATGTAAATGCCTGATTGTATGGGTAAACTGGATTGAATTTAGGTTTCGGTTCTTGCCAGCTTTTGCCAGCCGCACTATTAAAGGTTGGATATGGTTTGCTAATTCTAGACTGCATAACATCTGATGGATTCAGATCAAATCTAGAAAGTCCTGTTATTGTGGGGACGTTCATGGCATTTGCTGTTGGATATCTTCCAACTGGTTCTTGTTTTATTGTACTGCCAGTTCCATCAGTTTTATATTCTCTATCGGTAACAACTTGTGGAGCAGCTTTAACTGTGGCATCATCTCTCAAATCATGATATCCGAGTCCTGTATTTTGTGCATTGGTTTCAATTCCAGGAACAATTCCCATCATTATTGGCATTTGTGATGCACGACCATCCGCAAAAAAACCAAAAACAACATCTGTTTCTTTTGGAGTTGTGAATGTGTGATTATTCAAAGCCTGGACTGGAATTGCCCAAGGTAAACTTGCACTCGGAACATCTACTAAAGAATCTGTGTGAGTACCATATATTCTGACCTGACACCTGCCCAAAAATAGAGGGTCTTGTCTATTTTCAACAACACCCATCCACCAAATAAAATGATCCATACCTGCATAACTTTTTTCAATCATGAGTTTTTTACCGCCTGCATAACTGCGGAATCATTAACCGCAGAAGGTAGAGCTTCACCAAGGGAGTCGCACATCAGCTCTAAAGTTGTTGACGAAACATCACCAGTTATACCATGATGAACACTAGTGATTAGATACTTACCAGAGGAGTATTTATTTTGAGCATATGACTGATCTTGAGGTTGCATTTTTGGTATATCTAAATTAATACACATTCCAACCTTTAACATATAATCTGTCGGAACGTTGATGACAATTTTAGCTGATGTTAATTGTGCTAACTTAAGAGCATGAGGTAATAACCACTTCTCTGGATTTGTTGCTGGGACATTTGGATCAGAATCAGTTTTGAACAAGAATTTAGTTGTTGCATCAGGATAGTCATACATCGTATTAGTGAATCTATCTTGCGCATAATTAATCGGAACATTCCCATTTAGAGTGCTGTTTTTATTTAAATTACGTGAAGAAAATTCATCAAATTTATAAATTCTCTTTATTATATCAAATGAGAGTAGTGTTACATTAAACTGCCCATAACGAATACCATTAAGAACATCAAATTCATTAACAAATCTTATAAAGTTGAATGTGTTAAGATTTTGGTCAGGCTCTTGAGTAGTTTTTGGTGATCTGCTATATGTGTTGTAGATGGGTAACTTAATTAAATCTTCAAATGATGCAAAATTATACCCATCTCTATTTTCAAAAAAGAAATATAAAGTAGCCGAATCATTATATGCTCTTGATGTTAGCCAGCTTGCTGCCTCAAAAGGTCTCATTCGCGGAACAACTATACTGTAGTTACCAGCAGTACTTGAGAATACACCATTAGCCATCTTATCGCTAGAAACTACAAGAATCTTATTCAGGACATCTTTGACCATGTTATCGACAGTCATTCCTGTATACGATTTTCTCATGTACATTTGAGAAGATAAAATCATCTCATCAGAACAAAAGTGTATTTTATAATTCTGTAGAGCCTGTGAGGTTATATTTCTATTATTAATTTTCCATATTCTAAAATATCTTTCTATTGGCTTGTCTAATGATGGCTTATCCAACTTAATATACACATACTCATTTCCACGAATAACGAAATTATTAAATATGTCCATGGCATCGCCAACATCAACATCCCCAGTTATGAATGGTGTGAAGATGTCTTCATAGAGGTTAAATGAATTAATCATTTTGGCTAAATCTATTTGTTTGCCATCACTAGTTGTAATCATAAATGAACTGAGTACATAATCACTAGCTGAATGTAGACCACTATCTATGTTTGTTGTTGAATCTGCCATTTAGTTCACTTTATAGAATGGATTTTAGCTCAGCCTCAATTTGAGGCGCAAAGTCTTTCTTAATTATATGAATTGTTCTTTTATCTTCATTTTTGTTACTTTCAGATTCATAAATTGAGACAGCAGTTAATTTAATTTTTGACGTCACAGTCATTATCTGTTGTATGAATGGTGATAATGAAGCTCCGCTCCCACCACCGCCAGTAACAGTTATTGAGGCATCACTATACAGTGATCCTGGGTTATCTATAACAACAGAAGTTATGACACCACTAGTTAAAACTGGATATGCATTCGCATTGCTGCCGCCAGTATTTGTTCCATTTATCGTTAATGTTGGTGGTAATGTATATCCCGATCCACCCTTATATATCATTACTCTAGAGAAATAACCACCAATCTGTGTACTTGTGCTCGATAGTGTTATTGTCGGATTTAATATTGTTGGAAGGGAAACTGGGGTTGATATTGAAGTTATCCCATCAATTGCATAAACATTATTTGCATAATACGCAGTGGTCGTATTTGAAGTCGATACCCCATTTCCAGCCAAAGTGGTATTGGTCATTGTCTTTTCGTAGTGATCTATTGTAGATCTTGTTCTTGAAATTATCTGTGTGTCATTTCCGACATCAGAAGTTAATCCATATTTGCTGACGAGATAATTAGCGAATTGATTATCTTTTAATGGTAAATCATAAAATACATCCATTAAATTATTCGCTAACATTAAAATCCAAAATCTATTAGTATCTCCATAATATTTGTATGCGATAGTTTCTAAGTTATCACTATCTTTAAAATCATATTCATAATAGATATTGATATTATTCATTACTGGAGCAATGAGATTTACTCTCTCAAATATATTCACAACATTAAAGAAACTGAATCCAGTTGGATCGAATGTATAAGGCATGGTATGAAATTTTTGGAAGTATCTCATTATTAGTATCCAAATTGCTCGATAAGATCTCTGTAGATAATATCTGCTTCTTTAAATTGTAACTGTAGAGAAATCTCAACAGGCATACCATCATCAAAGGTTGCGAATTGACCAGCACTAGAATAATTTGTTGATATTCCAGTTAACACACAAGTTGATATGTTAAACAAATTAGTATTATCCGTATTGTTAAATTTGAATTTGATATCAAACTGTCCAGGAGGAATAAAATATCTTCCATTAGTCATAGAGTCTGCAGCTAATTCTGGCGCAGCGAATCTTCTAAAAGTATAGATAATCTTTCTAATCGCTAGTGCTTCTGCTTTTGATCTTGGTTGAAATTTAAATTCAAAAACAAACGATCTATTATCAGTACCCTTGTATAGAAGTTCAACCTGTGGGTTAACAGCAAAGCCTGCACTCTTAACAGCAAGGTCTGTGAATCCAGCACCAACTGCACCAGTCATGTTAGCTACTTGACCCAGAGCTTCCATGCTACTTGGAGATTTTTTAACAGCATCTCCAAAGTTGGCATTACCCCCAGAGAGCTTTTCTATTCCAGCACTTATAACATTAGCCCCACCAGCAGCCATTGCCGCCATGTTTCCAACTTTGCCGAGTGCCTCAGTTACACTAACTGTCTGATAGTCATGTCTAAAATCAGAAATTATAGTATCGGGCATGTAAATTGCTATAGCACTCTTTATTCTGTTTAACTTAGGCTTTAAATTAATTTGAGTTGCAATAGCTGCTGCAACTCCAAGTTCTATGGTTTGAGCACCTGCGGACTGGGATTGTGGTTTCCCTCCAGCTGCAGCTAATGTACCTTGTATAGTCGCCACCGCACCCTGAGCAAGAGTAGCTGCTGCTGCTGATTTTCCAGATATAAGACCACCATTACTTTGCGTCAGATTATGCACTAGATCATAATTAGCAGAAGATGCTGACATGTTAGCACCAACAGTCTCCGAAACGTCATATTTGGAAGTTTGTGGAAGATTAATGTAAAACATTACATAATGTTGAGTGTCTGAGTTACCTAAATCATAAGGATACCTTAAGATTTCATAACTATATCCTGAGCTGCCAACAGAACTGTCAAGTGCTGCGAGTTCCCCAGTTGGTTGTGTACCAAGAGTTAGGGTCGGATTTATTTGATTGCTTGCCATAGTTGGATAAATACCTGATTATAACCACTCTTATTTATATGGCATACTCCGGAAGATATTACCCAAAAAACCCAAAGAAGTACACTGGGGATGTTACCAATATTTGGTATCGAAGTCTTTGGGAAAGAAAGACTATGGACTGGTTTGATCGTAATGACAGTATTTTAGAGTGGTCTAGTGAAGAACTGATTATCCCTTATATTTCTCCTTTAGACAATAAATATCATAGATACTTTCCAGATTTTGTTGCAAAAGTTAAATCAAGAGACGGAAGTACCAAAAAATATGTAATAGAAGTGAAACCTGAGAAACAGACGAAGCCTCCTGAGAAGCCAAAGAAAGTGACCAAAAGAGTAATCAATGAGATCGCGACTTGGGGAGTTAATGAGGCTAAATGGAAAGCTGCTGTGGACTTTTGTGAAGATCGAGGTTGGGAATTTAAGATTATTACAGAGAGAGAGTTAAATATAAAATAATGTCAAAACTACTTGATAAAATTGGTGCAGATTTAGGCAAAACTGGGTTAACTCTCAGAACAACCCAGTCACGAACTTGGTTGAGACAAAATGTCAAAAACCTTTCTGTTGATCGCAAAGACATAACAAAAGATAAAAACCGAGCAACTAATAAGTTTCTTCCTGGAAGAATGTACTTCTTCTTTTATAATCCTAAATTAAAAGATGTTCTACCATTTTACGATCGTTTCCCTTTAGTAATTCCAGTTGAAAAATATCCAGATGGGTTTCTTGGGTTAAACTTACACTACCTTCCAATCAAATATAGAGTTATTCTATTAGACAAACTTTATGATCTTCTAAATAATGATAAGTATGATGATACGACTAAACTGAGAATAAGTTATGACATTTTGAGTGGCACAAAACGATTTAAAGAATTCGCACCTTGCCTAAAGAGATATTTAACTAACCACATTCAATCTAAGTTAATTCAGGTTGAACCTGACAAGTGGGAAACGGCAATATTCTTGCCTGTTGAACAATTCGTTAAAGAGAAAGCATCAAAAGTACAGAAACTATCAGTAGAGTCATTTTAATGGCATTTAACGTACAACAATTTATTAACAGTATAGGTTCTCAAAATGAGTTCGCAATGTCGAACAAGTTTGAGGCGAGAATTTGGATTCCTCCTGTTATGAATGGCACGATTGATAGTAAATATCTGGCATTTAGATGCGATGCCGCAGAACTCCCAGGTGTTGAAATTACAGCAATTGAGTTTACTCATTATGGATTCAAACAGAAAATTCCTCATCAT